TACAGGCGTGTGGTCAATCTTTTTAAAGAACGAACTGGTTTCTCGCGAAAAGGTTGAAAAAGGCCAAACAAGGACTGTCTGCAACAGTCCGGTCGAACATGTCTGGGCGCTTGGGCGCCTCAATCTGTCAATTAACGAAGCTTTGCAATCCGTTCCGCTGATTACTTCATCATGCATGGGCATCAACCCATATAGCGGAGGTTGGGAAGCTCTGTACAGGAAACTTTCCAGGTACCCAGAGGGCTTTGCGCTCGATGAGAGGGCCTGGGATGCCTCACTGTCGAGGTATCTGTTGACTTCTGTTAGGGACCTCCGTTGGAGGTTCTTAGCGCCAAGTTACTCAGATCCGGTCAAGGCCAAGCAAGCCAAGACCCGACTGTTCAGGTTGTACGAAGATATTATCAATACTGTGTTCACTACTGGTGTGGGTGAGTATTTTATGAAGTCAAAAGGGGGCCCTTCGGGTTCAGGTAACACAGGGCCCGACAACACCTTCATATTGTACTCGCTCCTAGCAGCTACGTACTACCAGACCACAGGTCGTCAGTACGCTCAGTTTGACAGGGACGTTGCCTTGGCCATTTATGGCGATGACAACACGTTCACTGTGAACCCTGAGGTGATGCACTTATTCAATGGATACTCCGTGAAGGAATTTGGAGAGAAGGCCGGCATCGAGGTGAAAGATGTTAATCTGGAACCTAGGCCGGTCTTAGAGCTGGATTTCCTGAAAAAGAACTTTGTCAAGATCGGGCGTGTCATTGTGTTTGCGCCTGTCTCCCCGGACAAACATGTTGCCTCACTGGCACTCCGCATGCTAGACCCATCCCCCGCGGGGCGTTTGGGCCGCGCATGTGCAGTGCGTCAGCTGGTGACATTTGCGTCCCGGGAGTTCTATTTGATAGACACGTGGTGCCAGAAGTTGATCAAAGAACATGACGCTGGTTTGTCTGGCAATGAGTCATGGGCTGGAGCATTAGCTCAGTATTTGCCTCTGCCCATACTCATCGCACATTTCCTCAGACCCATGGAGTCGTTCTCGCACACACCCAACAGCTTGCTGCTTGCGTTGTGCCAGAGTGACACCTCGGTGGT